TAATTTCCTCATGGTCATCCATGTTAATCAACCTAATTTTACCGTCATCATGCACTTCTGAGAAGCAATTGAAGAGAATATCTTGCATTACATCGTCTACGCTAATATCCAAATCAGCCGCAAGTAACTCTGAGTAATGGATAATCAACTCCGCCATACTAATATGTTCAGGATTAGTCCACTCGCATTCTCCTTGGAAGAAGTCTACACGGTACTCACGAAGAGACTCATGTAGGTTCGCATCATGGTAGTCCGCATCAGGGTCTACAACAAACGCGTAGTCAAATAACTTCCAAATAACACGTTTAGCATACGTCTCAACATTACGCATACGATGTTCTTTATATAGATGCAAAGCATCCTCTGAATTCTTATCTACTCTCATGGGTAACTTCGCATCCTCCTCTCCCATCTCTTCTAACTCTGCTTCAACCTGGTCTTCCTCCGCAAGTTCCTCTGGACTTTTCTGCGTCAAAGCCTCGTTGATTCTCGAGATGCTAGCCCCTTTGTAGTTCTTATGATACGCCTTCGGTTCATGCTCAGGTCCGTGTGGGTCCTTGAGAATAACCGGCGAATCAGGGTCTTCACTAAGTTCTAAATCTTCTTTGAAGTTAACTGGTGTGAAATCCTCAGTTACTTCTGGTTCTGTTTCAATTTCTTTCTTTACCGTTTTATAAGCATCGTATAACATCATACAACCTTTAACGGCAAAGCCTACCGCAGTACCCGCTAAGGCACCACGGAGGATTGCTTTACCTAACAAACTCATAAATATACACTCCTTAATGTTTAACTGTATAATCCACCAGGTAATTTAACTTTGTCATAAATTGGTTTTGGTGCTGGCCAAGAAATATATCTAGATTGGTAAACTCCTTCTGGGTCTTCAACGTCTACAATGTGTTCGTATAAGTCAAACCCGTCACTAATTGTCCAACCCATTGAGTTACCATCTTTAACTCTAGGAGCTCTAAACGCGTCACGCACTTGGTTTAAAAGAAGCGTACCGTCACGTCCTAAAATATCGTCGCATGTTCGTCTTGCGTCAGCCACAAGTGACCCATTATAAGACGCATCATCACGGGCGAATTCTTCAGACTCTTCAAGCCAGAACCCGTGTAAGTTGAACTTGTCTACTTTTTGTACAGTTTCAAGCTCTTGAACAACACGCTCTTGCGTAGTAGTGTAATACTCGCGTTCTTTCTCTTCACCAACATCCTCACGTACGACTTCACGATATTTGTCATACTCAAGTTTAAGTAGAGAATATGCGCTAGCTAACACTTTGAAACGACGGCTAGAAATACCCCAAGATAAGGCGAAGCATCCTAATGAAGCTAAACCTAAAGCTACTACTGGTGCTACGATTTTAATAGAACCTACAACATACGCTACTTTGTTTTGTTTTAAATCAGCATCTACTTCTGCTGGTTCGTGTCCTTCTTGATGTGTAAGGATTGTTTGTTCAGTTTCTGTGTACTTCGCTGACAACTCATCCATTTGACGTGTTGCTTTAACAGTTAAGGCGATAGTACCTACAGTACCTGCGGCTCCAGCTACAGCTAAATATGTGTGTCCATGCTTAGCAAAGTGTGTTCCAATCTTACTTCCAATTTTTACAATTTTATCAAACATTATAATATACCTCCGTATTGTTTTTAACTGCTGCGTGATACTTATCAATATCCGCAATTTCTTCCGCTAATAAGAAGCGATTATGTGTGACGTCCCAGATGCCACCACGGTCGAATATAAGCCGTATAAGCTCTCCTGAGCTCCGGTCGATGTAATCTACCCGGTGGTCCCAAAACGCTCTTAAATCGTCTGTAAACGCGTAAATATAGTCAATTAGACCGACCTTAATATGGACCTCCGAATTGTCGACTATTTCGAAGTGTCCTTCCGTACGTTTAATCTTAAATTTACCCATAAGTAACTCCTATCTACGCACTCGTTTTGTAGGCGGGAACTCGATTACCCAGCCTTGTTCAACTTTAACCGGTCTAGCTCCACCTAGGCTAGTCCAACCGTATGAGTCATCATAAGACCCAGTTGGAATACCAATCATCGAATAATAATCTGCAATTGTTGCTGCACCACGTTCTGATGTTGCAATAATGTCTCGTAGCTCATCGATGATATCATAAGCATCTTGCTCCTCAATGATTGCGTAATCTTTAGGTCGTCTTCCTGTACCCGACGCTACCGACACGTTAGAATATCTAGACCCGCTACGTTCACTACGGTAACTTCTACCATAGTCGTAAAATCCACCAGAGCGTTGGCGCTCACTAGGAGCACCTCCGTCTCGGTAGAATATACTGTTTACTGCTCCATGCAAAGCATCGGCAGCTAAGTTCTTAAGACCGGGAAGTATGATACTCTTCATCGCACTTCCCATAGTGTCTTTCAATCCGCCAGGTCCAATCACACGATATACCATGCGCTCCAAAAGCGGTTTTTTAACAGGTTGTTGTTCGACTAACTCAACCACAGTTCGTTTTTCCTCAGTCATACTATGACCTCCTTATTTCTTATTGATAATGATATTTATATTATCTACTATAGGTCCTGCATATTTTGCGACCTTTTTACTACACCCCACTGCTAGAAATGCCACTACGTTCTCAAAATCGACGTATATCGCATCTTCGTTCATGAAGTTAACATATACCCCAGTCGCGCCTACAGAGCCTAATTTGAGCCCGTATGACTGTTTTATGAAGTACTGTAAATTCTTTAACACTTTCATTCTATCCATTATAACACACCTTATTTATCGTTTTAGTACACAAGTAATCGCAATATCTGGGAAAGATGGTAATACAACATGTTTATTTGCTAACGCATTGTATTCACCCCAGTATGAGTTATCGTCCTTAGACCATTCTTGTGTATGTTTTACTAAGTCGTCTAACAAATACTTATAATGTACAGCTGGTTTTGAACGATTGAACTCACCAGAATAAAGGGTTTCAACGATAAAAATACTTGAACCCTGTTCTTCTACAGTGAGTCCGCGCCATACACCTTTCTCCTTATCACCAATTCGTCTTAAAAAGATATCTCTTAAATATGATTCTCTTGAGGTTTCTTTAACGTCACTACCAAAGTAGAAGACAACATCGTTACTTAACTTAACAAATAATCTACCAGAGATTTTAACTTTACTTGTTTCAATAAAATATAAATTACTACTCATCACTATCATCCTTTTCTAAAAAATCTAAATATTTTTTCGCTTTCTTCAAATCTTCATCACCGTTCTTGTGCGCCTCACGGATTGTGTATTTCAACACGTTACCCTTGCAGAACCCACGGAACTCATCTTCATCTAACGCCCCACGAATAACATCAATCGCTTCGATGTCTAACCCACGTAGCTTGTAATGGTCTGGTGAGTTGACTTTATCGAATTTAAGATTACCATCGTCATCGATATGGGCTAACCATGAGTAAACGTCTTTATCTTCGAGCGGTCTAGTTTCTACTTCAGGAAACCCATGTTCTTTACGAATATCGTTTAACGTTTTAGACTTTTCTTTCTTTTCTAAATGGTCTTTTATAAGGTCATGGTTCAAATGAGCCTTTAACGCTTCATGTAAGTTATTATGAAAAACTTTAACTGATTCTAGAGCTTCTTCTTTAGTGATACCGAAATCTTTCATACTTTCTTCGAAACGTTCAGAAGGAGTTTTGATACCAAGAATATCCTTACGGAATTTGTTCCACCATTTACGACCGCTTCCTTTAGGTGTTAATACACCCTCAATTCCGTCATCGAAGATATTAATATACTCTGTATGGAATTCTACAGTTTCTTCCTCTTCCTCAGGTTCACCCCAGTCGTCTTCGTACGACTCGTATTCTACTTTGTCATTAGCGAATAGACGTACTGAAGGATTGTATCTGTTTAATTCCTCAAGTAACAAGTCGTGGTAATCTTTCCAGTTTTTACCTTTCACTACATCTTGTCCGAGTTTAACAAGTAACGGTTGTGTGATACTGTATTCATGATTTCGTTCCGCGTTAAAGAATAGTGAGAATATATCTAATGTTTTGTATTTAGTATTCACACTAATTAATTTAGTTAGTCCGCAATCATTTGGTGTAAATACAAACTCTCCTGGATTATGACTGAACCCACCAGATACATTATCTGCAATCGGGTACCATCTGTCGCCAGTAACGTTAATAAACATAATGCCCTCTACGACAACAACGTTATTACTGATGTTCCATAATCGATTGTTGAACAAATTAACGATAGGTCGTTCGTTGTACAACGTTGCAACGTTTAATGCGTTAGCAAGTTGTTTATGGCTAACTTCTAAATCGCTGTTCCACCAGTCAGAATATGTTATTTCGAAAAGTTCATAGTAGGTAATCGTACGTTTGTAATCACTATCTTCTTTACTACGGACAAGTATATTATCATCTTCAATTGTATAATAGAATGTTCCATCATCGCATTGTGTGGCAAGTTTTTCAGAACCTAATAAAATGCTAATACGATTGATACTGTCATCCAATAGTACCCAGCGTTCCCCACTTAGGTTTACAAACAGCATACCTTTATATAGTTTTACATTGTCTCTGTTCCATTTCTTTTCTTCAAATAAGTTTTCCATATTAATCATTCTCCTTTTCATTATCTCTAGCATAACATGTCTTAATATCTTCGGCTACATCAGGTGTATCTTTTATAACCATCTCGCTCGTTTCGATAATGGTACTTAACTCAAGCGGAGCTTCTCCTAGCGTCATACCGATAAACGAAGTAATTATGCGGATTCCTTTGTCTTCTTCAAACGATATTTTATAACTGATATCAGCAGGAATCGTAGAGAATTCTGTAAATACCCTCATTTCGTCTGCATAGCATTCAACGTGTTTTACACCAGTTCCGATAATATACCATTCGTCATTGATTTTAGCATATAGTCTTTCATTAATTATTGTCGTCTTTTGTACAGTATACATTGGATTTTTCCTCCAGTATCTTTAAGCCATTCTTCATGTGTCAAGTTTACAAATGCGATTCCTGCGTGAATATCTAGTGATTGCTCTTCAGCCCAAGTGCTGCGTCGGATAATATCACTAGCATCGAAACGTGATTGTGTTGTTACATTTCTTGCTACATCTTTAACATCTCGGTGACAAATAACGCCAGCATCCATTGTGTACCCATTATATACCATCCAATGTGTTCTAAGGTTATCCGTGCCTGAGACAATATCCTCAACGTCAATAACCCAGTATCCGTCACGTGTTTCAATCTTCTTCACCATACCAGTCAACAGGTACCATGTATCACGAATAAAGACATACGCCTTATCATCTACCTGTCTAACATATTTAATTGTATCCATTATTTTGCCTCCTTAAGTCCTCTTAAATGTTTTGTAAAATCACTGTGGTTTGTAGGTAATAACTCAATCACTACAACTGGTTTACCACCAGGATTGCTTGTGACAGTGAAGTATTTCGCCTGTCTACGCTCTCCTTCAAACCAAACGTTAAAGTCTGCGTTATCAATACCGTTCGTTACTTCTAAAAGTCTGACATCGGTATTACTGTCAAACTCGATAGACACCTGGTCATTCCCAGAGTCTAGTGTCTGACTTAGACGGTAGTCGTATTTGTCTAAGCCGAATGGGTATTCACTCATATTTTCACCTCCTCAGAAAAATAAGAAAGGTTCGATTTTATTAAAATCTAGAAACCAACAAGGGTCTCTCCTTTCATTATAGGGTATGTTTTTATTGCGAATATTAGTCGGTTTCTCTTAGCTTTCGAATATCTGCTAATACAGCATCCGACTTAGCAAAAGAGCTTTCTTTGTGCATATCGATAATGTTTTGAACCGTGTACCACGTATTTTTTAATACCCCACCTCTCCGCCTCACTTCTGCTTTCGCTACTGCCTCTGGTGTTCTATTTTGACCCAAAAAGATTGTGTAACAGTTTTGAATAGACGGCGTAAAACCCTCGCATCTTATACTTGCATAACCCGCTCTTAGTTCGACGTCTAAAACCTGGTGGTCTAAGTAATACCAGTTATTTTTGAAATAAACGTAAACGCGGTCATTAAAGACCCTCACTGATTCAAATGTGTCGTACAACATATCGTTTCCTCCTTAACACAACACTCTTGCGCTTAGTTGCATCCAGCTGGTGTCGAATATCTCTCGTTGAAACGGGACTTTCATCATCGTCTCCACAAGTACATGCCCGTTACTAATAGAATATACATCACGCATCTCCATGTTATTATGAGGCGACGCGTAATCAATATAGAATGATTTATCGTCTTCCATAGTAATAACGTCTTCATGTGTCAACGGACAGCTGAATACCACTTCTCTACCAAATAAGATTTGGATTTCTTTATCTGTGTTTTTCTTCTTGAATTTCATAGGAACGCACCTAAAGCAATAATGATTAATATGATAAGTGCTAGGTACATACATCCAAGCATGTCAAATATAACGCTGATGAACCATAGTACACTCATCACCATAAGTAATATTAACATAATTAAGAACGAAAACATTTAATCAACTCCTTACAAGTAATTTTGAATGCCATACCGAACATGATTAACGCCATGAAGGCTGCAATCGTATCGATGATAGCAAATAACACACCCCACCAAGGCATGAACGCCCAGATGATAGTGTCGTTTTTAAGCGTCTCAATAAGTAACGCTAAGCGGTTTAACGGATATGCAAACATCATAAAGATATATAATAGTAACATTAATACACGTGAAATAATTTGTTGTGTTTTATTCGTATTCATTGTCAAAGTCTCCTCGTTCAGTCATAACTTCTACTTCCGGTTGCCATACTAAATAATTAAGTGTTTTGAGCCACGCTGTAGCAAATACAAGCTGTCCTAGGAAGAACACGAACCCATTAGTTTCATGGATTGCATAGCTGATTGCTACTGTGTAAAACTCAATTACTAAAAACTCTAATGCTAATATTGACGCTACGAACGTGTAGAACGCCCATTTTTCTTTAATCTTCTCTTTCATTGTTTCCTCCTCCTTGTTTTGGCTCCTGCCCTGAAAAGACCCGGTAAAGGCCTATTATAGGTAACCTACGTTACCGAAAGTTCCGTCTGCTGATTCTGTGTATTGTGCTGTTGAGAAGTCAGCATCTAATGATACGAACATAAATGCTAAAGGTGTGTTAGCTGCATCGTAGAAGATGAAGAACCCAACTTTGTTAGGTGTTAATTCTTTAACTTCTGTTTTAGCGATGGCCTCGCCACGTCCTGACCACCAGAATGTGTATGAGTCACGTGCATCCAAATTGAATTGGAAGAACTCATCAGGGTTTGTGAATTTTACGGTGGTACCAGTATATGATACTTCACGGATTGTTTTACCGTTAAAGATATTACCGATAAACCCATTTTGAAAAGGTCGTTGAATATAAGTTGATAATTTTTTGATTTCTGACATGTTATAGTCTCCTTTGTATTTAGTTTTACCGGGTCCTCTCAAGGCAGGATATTATTGTTATTTTGCTTTTATACCGACGCGCTTGTCGTTAGTGATTGACCATACACCATTGTGTAAAGTCTCTTCGCATTGTTTTAAGTACCCCAAGTCATTAATATAGTACACAACGCGATTTTTGACATGCCCCTCCGCATCAGGAAAGTCGAAGCTAAAACAGCGTCTTGACTCCATGTGGAATAGGTGTTCGTTTTTGTTATTAAATCTAAAGACTTGTTGTTTCTTATATCTGATTTTTGTCCATTCATCTTCAGTGATTACTTCAAATCCCGGATATAGACTAGTTGGGTCGTACATTATAGTCCTCCATTTGCTAATGATTTAAATGAGCGGGTTATACGAATTCTGTCAAACTCTTCTTCATCCCTTATTTCTTCATGGTACATACGTACCGAACGCCAGAATACAGCAATCGCGTCTTTTGTTATAACACCGTCTTTATCTGATAGACATACGAACCCTGTAGGTTTCTTCTTTACAATTTTGTTATACGGCGCATATAACCCTAGTTCGGTCTTTGTGTCTTTGTAGTTGAAATATACTACTGTGTATCCACCATCATCTTCATAAGTTAAATATCCAGCTCTCATTTTGTTTCCTCCTTAACCCGCTCTACAAATTCATCCCATTTATCTTTTAAATAATATTGAAATCCCAAATATATTATTTTACCGCTTATAGTTTTACCGTTATATAAAGGTACAACCTCTCGGTTAAATGTTTCGTTAAATTCATCAATAATTTTCTCATTATCGTGTTGATATTCGTTTACATATAAAAATTCTGGGTAATTTGATTTATAATCCATTCTTAACACTCCTTTTTCTAAACAAAAAGAAGAAGCCGAAGCTTCCTCCTAAAATAGATTTTTAAATACGTTTCCGAATACTTTGCTGCCGATTACGTGTCGTTCTTCCCATAATAAGACAGTAACTGTACCTGCTAAACCTGCGACTACTTTCAATACATCGTTAGGGTTTAATTTCTTTTTCTCACCCTTAATCGAATTTAATTGTTTAAGTATGTCGTTAGATTTCTCTAGGTCTCCAGCTTCCACTGCCTCCTTATATTGAAGTTCTAACATTTCGACTGCTTGGTTCATATTTTTCTTTCCAAACATATCATCATCTCCTTTCACTATAACACATGTATTTCTTTCGGATAAAAAGAAGAAGCCTAAGCCTCTTCATTATAATATCTAGTGAACATATAACCAAATACGCCTGCTAATAGACTTGACAAGAAAAATCCTGCCGCTACAAAGTCGCGTTTAGTTTTCATAATATCATCTCCTTTCATTATAGCCTATGTATTACGTGCGAAAAAGAAGAAGCCTAAGCTTCCTCCTTAGTGATATCAAAAACGCTGTCTACTAGATAGTTTGCACTAAAACCCATTACAAATAAACTTGCAACGAATCCAACAGTACTAACTCCTACTTTCAACCATTTTTTCATACTATCATCTCCTTTCATATTAGCATATGTAAATCTTGTGAATAAAAAGAAGAAGCCTAAGCTTCCTCAGATTTTGGTTGTGTTTTATCGCTTACTTCAACTGTAATTCCTAAAACATCTTGTAATCCTTTGACGATTGCTTTCACTCCAAATGCGAGTGCTTTACAACTCCCCCAAACGATTAAAATCCCGAATACAATTGTTGTTACCATAAAATATCATCTCCTTTCAATATAGGATATGTAAAATGTGCGAATAAAAAGAAGAAGCCTAAGCTTCTCCACGGATTGAACTAATAATGTGTGCAAATCCATCAGTTACCAATCTTACTGCCTCCAGTACCCATTTTCCAATACCGTACCACATCAGTAAAAATGCGCCTAAATAAATTAACTCCATATAATCACTCCTTTCATTATAGGACATGTATTTCGTGCGAAAAAGAAGAGAGCTATTTGCTCCCTTTGATTTTGACATTTTTTCTGACTGACTTACCATTCTGTCTATCTTGTACACCTTTAATAAACTTAGGTACCAATTTCTTTAATTTTAGTACACATTTAATAATAGTGACAATTAAACCCACAATAGTAAAAAACATTAACATCATAAATATCATCTCCTTTTTCATAATAGGGTATGTATAATATTCGAAAAAAAGAGGAAGAGGATTAATCCTCCTCGTCCTCATCAACGTCACCAACTGCAACTAAATCTTCAACTGTTTCTCCTAAATCAACGTCTTCTTCATCTAGGTCGTCGATAAAATCTTCTTCACGAGCTCCAGTAAACGCAATCTTGAATCCAATTGCTAATCCTGTAACTGCACCTACTCCGAACGGAACTGCATTTCGCTTAACAAAATTAACTACTTTGTTACCAGCTTCTTTTGCTTGTTCCACTTTCTTAACGGTCCAATCACTGACTTTAGCTTTTGTATCCTTAATGTCTACTTTAACCTCAGTGTTTTCTACAACCTCTTTAACATTGTTCTTTTTACTCATTTGAAACGTCCTCCTTTAATTTTTATTGTTTTTTTTGGTGTTTCATACTAGCGTATGTAAAAAATACGAATACTAAAAAGAAGAAGCCTAAGCTTCTCCAACTGTAAGTCCAATAATTAATTGTACTAATACATCCTTAGATGTTATAATGTCTAGAGTAAAACCTTCTTCAATTAGATAATCATTAAATCCTTTAATTATTGATTCGAAGCGTTCTTTAGTATCTTTAGCTACTTCTGTAGTAAATTGTAAATCTTCTTCATCGTCAATATAATAAATATCATCGATTTCTATATTATCCAAAGCCTCTCTAACATCTAACTGGTCCAATAATGTTCCTAGTTTCATATTAATCAACTCCTTAATTTTTATTTTGTTTCATATTAACCTATGTATATTTTTCGACAAAAATAGAGAGCTATGCGCTCCCTACTTAATTCTCATGATTCCTTTAACATGAACATCTAAATCTTTAATTGCATTCTTAGCTCCTTTAAAATGTTTAGCCCATTTCTTGATTCTTTGTATAGCGGCATAAGTAATCATCATACCTCCTAAAATAATCATTCCAATAACTAACCATACTAAGTTTGCTAATAATCCTACGATTTGTTCCATAATAAATCATCTCCTTTCATCATAACCTATGTATATCTTACGAACAAAAGAAGAAGCCTAAGCTTCTCCTGAATCTTCACCTTTATAGGATAATTCCTCAATGTATGAATATGCGGCAACAATACCCATCATAGTAGCTTTTAACCTTAGGTCGTCATCTCTTAATCCATTAATATCGTAATTGAATTTAATACTCATAACTCCAATTCTTATATCATCTTCTGTAAATGACTCCTTGTGGTCCTTAACATACTCATCAACGAGTTTTCTTGCCTCTTCAAAATTTAACATTTGAAACATCTCCTTTAATTTTTTATTTTGTTTCATTATAAGGCATGTATTTTCTACGACAAAAAAGAAGAAGCAGAAACTTCTCCTTAGATTACGTTAAAATATTTCAATGCTGCAAACGTCAATACACCCAATGCGGTAATAGCTAACCACAATGCAGTATTTAATTGACTTTCTGATTCTTGTTTTTCTAACTCTAATCTACGAATTGTCATTTCTAATTCTTCCACTTTTTCTGTTAAACCTTTATTTTCTTTTTCTAAGTAATTAATAAATTTTTCCATTTTTAATCTCTCCATTTCTATATTAAGGTTTATTACCTTTCATACTATCCAATGTAAATTTTGCGAATTAAAAATAAAGGAACCCATGTATAGTACACGGGCTCCAAATTACTACTCCGCTGTATCTTCTTTATCTGGGTTATTCTCCAGAATACGAATTTGACGCTCAAGTACAGCAATATTGTATTCAAGCTCAGCGATATGAACTTTACCAGCTGCGACTTCAGTAGTAAGTTTTTCAATTACATATAAATACTTTTCTTTATCTTCCATATTAACCTCTCAATCCATTCTCAATATTACCTTGGTCTTCAGCTTTCGTAAGCTGTACATAGTAGTGGTGGTTAGTCGTACTACCATCGTCCACATGTAGATACGTACCCGACTTCCATGTTACAAGACCCATCCAACGTATACCGTATACTGCAGGATATCCATTTATACCCTCGACTGCAGCATCCCATGATGAGTTAGTCATGACCGGAACGTATTTCATTTTACTAGGTCTTCCATATAACCATGTAGGTCCAAGGATACGTCCGGAAACTTCAATGGATAAGTTAGTATTGGAGCCGTTACCTTTTTGAATTTGTAACATACCGTTGCGTAGATACAACCACGCATCATCACCAATTCGTAGTGACTGCTTAGCGCTAATACGGTCCGCGATTAAATCCTGAGTTACAACCTTACCGATAACCGCCTCTAGACCTGTAATCTTCAACGCATCAAGCCCTTGAATTTTAGCATTAGTGATAGTTGCATCTGCGATTTGAGCGGTACCAATAGAGCCGTTCTTAATCACAGCACCATCTAGGAATGCCTTACCCGACACCTGTACGTCACCGTCTAATAAGATATTTTCACCTTTGATACGTACACCAGACTTGTTTAAGTTAATCTGTGACACAAGGTCACCTGCACTGTTTAAGTGTGAGATAGCCCATGAGTCAGCAAGTTTCTTCTCGATTAAACGAGATAATGGTTTCTTAACACCGTCGACGTCACCATTGACAATGTCTTCCTTAGTCCAATCACCTTCCATAAGTACCCAATTCCATAACTTGTAATCTGCGTTTTCATCCGGCAAGTTGATTGTAACTTCTTGTTTAGATACATCGTCAGAAGGTCCGGTAGTAAACGTGGTTAACTGTTCAGTTCCGGGAGTAAGATTTGTAAGACCACCGTTTAGTCGGATAGGCCAATTAGACTCCTTATCTCTGCCCCAGAACTCAGCAATTCTAGGTACGTTGTAGTCATCACTACCCGGAGACCATGACGTTGGTGTAGCACCAATACTGTGTAATTCACGCTCGGCCTCTTTCTTAACCATCATATATCCGAATATAAACTTGTTAGTTTGCGGACCGTTAATCCAAATCCGAATATATGCGACTCTGTTTGCTAACTCACTTGTAATATCAATAGGTACATTATTGAAACTCCATTGAGGGGTGTATTCTTCTGGACGAATACCACTACCAAAAAGATTAAGAACACCGAGTTTAACCGTTTTAGTATTTTCATCTAAATAGTCAATTCTAAGGTTTTTATATAATCCTTTAGTTGCAAATGATAACACATACTTACCGATTGGTAATGGGTTAGTTAGTTTCCAGTAGAACCCGTAATGTCCGGTTTGTTTCTCAGCGTTTTTAATATCTTCGTTACTAAACGTAAGTACAGTACCCGTGGTCTTCTGTTCTACGTCGTATGCGTTGGTTACTTTAGGGTTTACGTTAGCCAATGTTGACGTAGGATTTACCTTATTGTACGTGTTAAACAGTAGATTCTTAACGTCAGGTATAATTTTTGACTCTTTAGTTAAGTTGTAAAATAGAGTGTATTTCTTACCCGCCTCTAGTTTCTTCGTTAACTTTAGTTTAACCCCGGTTTCATACGCAGTAAATGAGTTCCAAGGGTTCTTACCATAACCGTTAACCAAGTCCTTAGAACGTACTGATACCTCAATCTTCTTATATCCTTCAACATCCGAATCTCTAAGTGGGTCAATCATAGTTACCGATTGTCCCTCTGCGGAAATAAGGTTATGTGAGTCAGTGAAATAAGTGAAGTTCGTAGGATTATCAATTAAGTTCTTAGAACCACCAATCATCATGTTATTAACAATATCCGTGACAATACCCGTATCTGTTTGTAGTGTCGATACAAGGTTTGTTTTAAACCCATCGCTGGTTATCACTTTAGTGGAAAGCTGTCCAAGTTCATTTTTGATTTCACTAATGCTTACCTTAGAGCTACTATCGACGTTAGTAATACGTGACTCTAACCTATCGGTTTCTCTAGCATTAGCTCTACGAGCATTGTCAATTTGTTCCTCTAAATGCCGTTGCGTTTGAGTTAAATCGTTGTTAACATCAGAACGGAGTTTGTCCTGAGCACTTTTTACAGCATTATTCACAGCCTCAGTAATCTTCTCTTTATCAAGCGGTTTTGCTTCAGCAACCCAAGCATGACCGTCCCATACATATAGTTGAGTTTTGTCACTGTTCTCTTGATGCCATACAATATCACCGACTTTGTGGTCATTACCTGCAGGAAGCTCAGAAGTGTAATATACCTTATTAACGCCATTAGTAGCTGTGGTTACATACTCACGTAAATTAGACTCAATTTGTTTAGTATATGACTTTAACTCCTCAAGTTTCTTCGTGTTCGTGTCCACTGTGATTTTCTCATATAAGCTACTGTGAGTACTACCCGCAGATAACTCAACAGTCTTTTCACTTAATACATCAAATCTAATCTTAGTGAGTTTCATAGACATATCGATTTCAAGGCTCGGTACGTAGAACGTAGCAGTGTCACAGACACTAAACTGCTCTAGTTCTGCTAACGTCGCTTTTGAATAATATCCCGTATCAGCTAGCTGTTTAATGTTAACGTCAACTGACGTATTAGGTTTATCGATATTATCATGATTAGAGAACCAATGTTTAACCTTACGGTGGTTCATCAGTTGTTCTTTAGTTTTAATATCTTCTTGTGTCCCGTCTTTCTTGTCAATCTTCTCTTGTGAGAAATCAATTGATTGGAAGAATACAATTGGATAATCATTAACATGTTTAGACATTACAACGTCGCCTTCAACGATATGTTCTATTTGTTTATCGTCAACATATTTACACCATGGTAAAATAGCAGTAACCAGACCTTTAGCGCTAATGTTATATTTGAACCCGTCTAAGTTCTTAGCCGGTCGTACAACATTACCACGGTCAAATCCACGTTTACCTAGGATATCAATACCCGTGTTTCTGCGTCGAACTTCTCCTCCAAATCGGTGAATAAATGACCATTCAGTACCTACTAAACACTCAAGTGGGTTCTTGTATTTATACTCAGAAATATCCACCTCTGTATCTTTAGCAGGGATATCAGTATGCATAGTGAACTCATATGGAAGCTTATTAATCATCTTCTTCTGCATTAAGTCCAATACAGCCTGTGGGTCACGTTGAACTGACGTCACGTCACCAACCATAGAACTACCTAAGTCATTGGTACGACTATACGCATTAACGGTGATTGTTCCACTTGTCACATCCTTACTAATATCGTAAATACGGAATAAGTGGTCATCATCTACGTTATTTGGCTTTGCTAGAATAAGCTGATGAAAGTCAAATGTTTTAGCCAACGGTCCATTAGAAGGATACGTCAGCTCTAGTTCAAGAGGTCCGTTACGTTCCTCTGTAACTTCGCATTTTAAGGCGTGCGCAATAAGTCCAAGACCATTATTTTGAAAGTCGTCAGGCCATACTTTACACGTCTTTGCGAATAGAATAGGTATCATACTAATGTCCTCCAATTCGGTTTAACAGTTAATTCAACTACTGTACCAACAGTCTCTACAGTATATGCTTCCGGAATTTGCATGAATTCTCTAGACTTTAATTTCAGGTTGGCATTACGTTCAACCGCGCCTGTATACGGTCCAGAGTAGTCTAACTCATAAGCAAGCTTCATGTCGTTGTCGATAACGATAGGTACTGTTGGTTCTAGATTAACTAACCGGTATTCTTGTGATTTATTACCAAACCTAGCCCTAATAGTCACTTCACCGGAACCTTTTACTATGAAAGTAGGGAAACTAGTGAAGAAGTTACCAGGATAATCAACTTCGTTATGTAGTCTAATACGATTACTAATCAGTGAAACATCGTTCGTTTTCTTTGTTTTGTATGGAGCTACAGATAGTTTGATTTCAGTAGTCTGTAGTCCGTCGTAGAAATACTTGTTCGCATACGAATAGTTTTCGACTAAGGCACAACGGTAAATTACGCCCGGGTCGAAATAGAATTCCATATCCACGTAACCACCAGTAGATAGTGCGTAAAACAGTTTTCTACGATACTGAGCACGGTCCTCCTCATGGGCTAATATAGCTAAATTAAGAGTAAGCTCTGTATTCTCATACGCATGCTCGTCTTGATAAGCAGCCCCGTTGAAAGCGTAAGGCGAAATCGGGTTCATCTTACGCTTTGGAGCCATAATATCAGGACGGTCTTGTATGATAGTTTTAAATTCTTTAAAGGCGGAAATTCCGTTTATAAAAAATTCCCCCGGGAATAAATCTACCATCCTCTATACAATCCTTTCGACATTTGTTGTGATTCAGCATGATTTTTTAGGATACGGTCAACTTCGAATGCGATTTCTCGAACCGTAGTCTCGTTGGCGTTTCCGTTCACTGTCACGTTGACCACGTTACTAATGGAATTGCCTCCATTTTGAGCTTTTGGACCACCAGTTACAGGGTCGACACTCAACAAGGCATTATAGTTTTGTGGACTCCATTTATCCACATTTGACAAGTCCATAACAGGACGAATCTTTGGTTCATATACAGGTTGCTCATCAAGCCCTTGCGCCATATCAACAGCCTCAAGAATCGCTTGACCGAATTGTTCACCCGTATTCTTAGCTTCATCAATCCAGCTAGCTAAACCGATAACAGCACCCTCACCATAGTAAGAACCGATTTTCTTCATTGCTCTAGAAGGTGAACGTACGATACCGACCCAACGTAAAGCACTCATTGCAGCATTACCGATTGCGGAAGCAGCGTTCGCAGCAGCTTGTGCCCAAGAACTTACACCCTGTACGAACCCTTGACCAAAGTACGAACCGATACCATAAGTACCTGAAGTAGAGCCAGACAATCCAGTCTTAGCACTGCTACCCATGTTCACACTGGCAGCTCTTGCTTTACCAATATTGCCACTGATACCAAGAGTAAAGTTACTTCCGGCTTTGTCACCCGGTGATTTAGCATCGATACTGTTTAAGGTACTTTCGGTATCACGCTTAATTCCTGTAAAGATACTAGCAATACCGCTAACGTGGCTTTGAGCACCGCCTTCGAACCCGCCTGAAGTGGCATCCCCTTGCGTTTGTGCTTCTGCGGCCATAGCACTAGATTGAGTACTGAAAGTAGCAGCGGCATCAGTGAACCAAGTATTAGGGTCATTACTTAGAACCCCAGTACTCCAGTTAACGGATACGCCTTGACCAGCAGTAAATGCATTACTTATTGCAGTTTGCACACCTTCAGCACCCCAAGATAAACCTTCAGCTAGTTTAGCAGGTACCGCATTAGCATCAACACCATCAGCAGCCGCTTGAGTTGCTTGTTTACCGACCTCTGTAGCATTAGCGAGTAACCCACTGGTGTCAGCGCCAGGTAAATTCTTCGTAATTTGGTCAATATATTCTTGTGGAACTTCTTGACCGCTTGCCGCGAATTGTTCTTTCAGCTGATTAACAATAGCTGACGAATCAATAGGCGCACCCGTATTCATCTTATCTTGAATAAGTTTCTTAACGTCCATACCGGCTATGTTCTCAGGAAGGTTAAGTCCTTGAGCAACACCCTGAGCTACTTCTTTACCCTTCTCTTGGCCAAGAGTGGCAAGGTCTTGTTTCTTCAATTGTGCAGAGAATAACGTCATCATACGGATAGCTTCATCTTCGGTTAACTTACCGCTGTTCTTCAAGCCACGTACGAATTCGTAGGCCATGTTCATACCTTCTTGGTACGTACCGCCCTTCTTAGCAATACCTTGGAACATTAGAGCTACTTGACTTTGGATTTCACCTCTGTGTTTCTCAGGAGCGAAACCAGCTAATAACTCAGCCATTTTCTTAGCACCAACATCGGTCATAGGCATGTTGTTAATGAGTTCTAGCTCTTTAGCAACAACATCAGCAGGACTGTTATTATGGAATGCCGCGTGGAACCCACCAACGATATTGTTAGCCATATTCGCGAAACCTTCTTCGACACCTTTAGCACCGTTCTCAATGGCTTCCATCGTGCCTTTAAGCATATCACCCACAATAGGTAATCCACCAAGGACATGTTTTAAGAACCCAATAAGTCCTTCGTTAATCAAACGCATGATACCTGCAATCATACTACCGAATGCTTTAATAACACCTTTAAGCATGTTTGTAGCACCTAATGCGATAGTTGGTCCTTGTTCTTCAAAGGCAGTACTAATCCATGTACCAAGTCCGCTAAACACTCCGATTAAGAATGAAGGTAGCGCCGTAACAGCAGCGACAAATACCTTACCTAACATTCCTAAAAGTTTAGCAGCCAGCATCGGTGCAGCATTACCTAGGTTATCAAATAGACGTCCTAGACCTTCTGCAATTCTAGGTGTTTGGTCGGCGATACTATTAATACCGTCAGCCAAGCTATTACCTACTTGTGGGAATATTTGAATAAGTCCTTTAATAGCATTAAGTAATAATGCAACAGAACCTACGATTAACGCAACCCCTGCACCAAATAAGAACGCACCTCCACCAATACCAGCAGCAACTGTAGCAATCGAAGCTGCCAATACAGTTAAACCTGTGGCTACTTGTGGAATAGCACCTACGATACCAGCTACTAATAATAGTCCACCCATAAGTACCGTCATAGCAATACCCGCACGGATTAAACTGTCTGCAGGAATATTAGCCAGGGTAGCAAGACCTAATGATAGAACCGCAAGTGACCCTGCTACCAGGATAAGTCCTTTAAGCTTAGCTATACCAGTTATAGGCATACCCGCAATAATACGCATTGCTACTGACATAGCTAACATTACACCACCTAATGCTAAAGCAGATGCTAGAACATTTTGTGGAGCAAGTAGCGATAATAGCCCAAGCGGGATAGATATCAATGTCATAATTGCAGTCATACCAAGCAACTTAAGCATACCGATTGAAGGGTCTGGTAGGTTCGAAATAACCACGACCGCACCGGTCAATGTAGCCATAAGTAGAATAAGCGTCTTCGTCGCGGACCCTACTTTAGATGAGTCTAACATGCTTAATACCGCTACCGGCAACACCATCATATTAACAGCTACTGCAAGCATACCTAGCATAGCCACGGATGACCATGACATAGCAGATTTACTTACGTAGTTGATAATAGCGGTTAAACCAGCAAATGCAGTCATTAATAGAATAGTCGTAATAACACCACGTCTAAGGACGCCCTCTTCCATATTTCCTAATACACCAATAGGTATAACCATTAAACTTACGGCAACACCAAGCATTAGGAATGTAGCAGCAGCACTCTTTAGACTACCTCCAAGTTTAGCAGGTAATTGGATAGCTATTAATAGTAATCCAATAGTGATTAATAATTGCTGAACAGTTTGTAAACCTTGTTGTAGCTTACCTGGGTCCATCTCACCTAAGATTTTAATAGGAATCATAAGTAAGTTAACCGAAAGACCTAACCCAACAGCACCTTTAATACCACCTTCTACATCAAATAGTTTGGATAGAGTAATAATAGCACCAAGCGCCGTCAATAGAACAAGAACTGAGCCTGTAGCACGTAACAATTGGTCAGGTTGCATTTGTCCGATTTCAGACATTGTCTTACCAATATTACGCATCGCCCAACCAAAAGTTAACACGAATGCACTTAATTGTAAGATTTGTTTACCTGATACGTCTTTAAGCGTACCGTCCATAGTCTTAAGCATCTTGCTAAACGCTAAGAATACTAGACCCATGATTGTAGCAGCAACTAAGGCTTTATCAGCAGGAATGGTTGATAACACCCATAGTGCACCAGATAGAACCGCAATACCGAATGCGAATTGTACGAACGCCGCACCTTTTAAGTTTTGCGCCATAGCTTTACCTACGACTTTAAATGAGTTACCTAAGTCGATAAACGGTTTACGGATTGCTTGTGAGATTAATGAAATCTCTTCGATAGTTGCATTGACTTTCTTGATTGATTTAGTAATCTTGAACGCCCATGCTGAGATAAGAGCAGCGACGGCTAAGTTAAACGCTTTACCGATTGTAGTAGAGTTAATACTTTGCTCAATCGCTTTAAAGCCTTCCCCTAGTTTTTGAGCGCCTTTCTTAAGTGCTTCGCCTAATCGGTCTAACACATTAACTTCGCTTGTAGTCTTACCGAAGCCTTCGAACATCTTGCCGAATACTCCAGCAATCCATGTGATTTGCTCCCATGCACCTCCGCCTAGTCCACTAATCCAACCCCAGAAGTCACTAATAGCTTTACCAATAGTGTTCAATAGGCTGTCGAAGTTTTCGGCAGTAAGGTTCGTATTTAGCATTTGGCCTAGGGAGTCCATAAGTGGTTTTAGGAATTCTCCGACTTTACTGAAGTATGGTTTCATGAATTCCCAGAACCCTTTAATACCATCGAGTACCTTATGGTTCCACTCTTGTAATTTATCCCAACCTTTAGCGGCTATCTCACCTAGACGTTCAAAGAACCATGAGTACTTGTAAACGAACTCTGTGAGCTTACCCGCTAACCACGTTAGGATATTGTTTAATAGTGTACCTATACGTTTGAAGATAGATATACTATTTTCTGCTTTCGCTGATTGTCCATGGATTTTATTAAACCCAGTAACGATAGCAGTAATTAGTTTCCCGAATGCACCACCTACGGAAAGTAACAAGTTACCAATACCTTTGAATGGAATCATGTCTAGGAAAGATTTAGCAATGAATTTTGCTCCATTTTGAACAATCGAAACGACTCTGAAGAAACCACGAAGAGCGTCTTGAAGTCGCGTCAGATTTCTTAATGAAAGATGAAGCCCTTTAGACCATTCTAAGAAAGCACCTGAGGATTTCTTTAGGTCCTCAGCGGTCTTCGCCGGGAAGAACTCTCGGAATACTTTAGCAACGACACCTGCGATTTCACCAATGTACTTTAGGACGTTAGCAAACCCGTCAAGTACGTCTTTACGTCCACCTAGCTTATTAAGCCAACCGTCTAGTAATTGGTTACGGCCTTCGTTCATCTTAGAGATAAACCCACCGACTGCATTACTAATATTAGTGAATAATTCCGTAGCTTGGTCAAAGTCACCAAGTAAGATACGCCAAGTAGACGTCCATGTAGAACCAATCGACTCTTGTAAGGTATCGATTAATTTACTGAACGTACGAACCTTAGTCGCAGCATCTAGCATCGCAGGGTCTTCAGCGAACTCTTGCATTGCAGATAAGAAGTTGTCAGCTTTTAACCAACCTCTAGTATCCTTATCCCCAAGTGACCCACGGAAGTTACTTAATACTTCGTCACGGTCAGACTCTTGTAAGTCCCCACGTCTAATAGCGTTCTCTACAAGTTTCTTTTTCAAACCAGCAGATTCCAAGTTAGCGTTTTGTACTGACATCCAGTCAACCGCTTGGAACTTACCAGCTGATAAGGCTTGTGAGATTTGCGTATAGGCGTTCTTCATGATTTCTGGTGAAGCACCTACTGACGCAGCATAGTTTGAAAGACCTTTAATCGCCTTAATAGACGTTTGCATGTCATTACCAGCTGCGGTAAAACGTCCGATAGCGTACGTCATATCAGAGAACTTATACACCGTGTCATCGGCATACTTATTCAATTCGTCAAGTGCCGCGTTTACCGATTTAGTTGTTTCCCCAGGAGCGTTCGCTAAGATAGTTTGAATAGAGTCCATATTTAATTCGTACTCATGGAAACCATCTCTAGCCCCTTTGAACGTTAGGGCATCCCCGATTTTCAATCCTGTTTGAACAGCCTGTCCAGCTAAGTTAGATAGTTGAATGCCGACACCCATAATAAACCCGTTGATGAGTTGCGTGCTACGGCTAGCTGAAGCTTGCATTGTATCAAACCCGTTAGTAATGTTATCAAACTTTACATTCCTAGCGGCGTCGTGGATATTCTTAAGACCTTTAACCGAACCCGAAGTATCCATAGAAGATAACTTCTTACCGTCGGCGTCAATCTTCTTGAAGAAGCTTAAGAGCCCCTTCGCCTTGGAGTCAAAATCACTTTTGTCCATTGTAACCTTATAGTTACGTTCTGTACTAGACATCTATAAAAACAACTCCTTTGTAATGTCAAACCAGAGCATGTTCATGACACCCTCCAGTGACTGATAAATAAATGGATGTGGTGGAACATATCCACCAGTACGTGTACCGTGACCCCTATCAATAAGCGTTGCGATATTCAAGGGAGACTCCGGGTGTGCATCGTTGCAAAACTCTAGTTCCCATGTACTGTCCTTGGCTTCAATAAGACGGTAGAACCAACCATTTGCGGTTTGTCCTGAACGCTTTGGTGTATTCTTCTTAAGACTATCTACACCCCGTTGACCATATCGCTTCATCTTACCTTTAGAGTCACTATTTATAGCTCTAATGAGCACTGGGTCATCAGCCCAGCTTTGTGATTGGTAAATACCAGTCTTCACTTTATCACCCTTTCGTGCCTAAAGCTTTACGTCTAGCAGCGTTTAATGCGGCATTTTGAGCTTGCACTTCTTGTGTGCTCATCTTCTTGCCACCGCCTTGACGAATAGCCATAACTTGTACCAAGGTGAGAAATCTAGAGAGATGCCAATGCTCACAAGTCACATCGATACCCAATTCAAACATCGATGCATAGAGTTCTTCTGTCGTAATAATCTTCTGAGTGGGTGTCTCTGTTCCACGCTGAATTGTTGTAGCGGTCTGTTCAGAATTCATGTATTGTAGTATTTCTTGCAAATGCTCGGCTGTCAGCTTGTTAATGTCTATGGGTTGTCTGTATCCCATGATTAAGATATAACCCATAAGTTCTTCGTCAGTAATGTCATTATGCGGATTTAGGAATGGTTTCTTATATTGTGCTTCCCATAGGGCAACTGTATATAATGAATGTTCAAACTCATACACTTCTTCCGCATCCGACATGACGAAGACTTCATTCTGTTCATCCCAATACTCAGTGGTACCGATGTCAATTCTGAGCATTAAACAATCTCTCCTTTCTAAAAAAAGTAAGAGGTGTATATTTCAACACCCCTCACAATTAAGTTAAGTTTTAAGTTAGCCTATTGTTTAACTACATCGTCGTACCAGTCACCTAGACGTTGACGGAGAGTTTCCTCTTGTCCATAGATACCATCAGCAACGGCTTCACGGAGTAAACGGACAACATTCTCACGGGACTCAATACCGTAAGATAAATTCGCCAACGCCTGAATTGACTCATACTTCGCACCGAGGTTTTGTTTACGGACTTCGAAATCCCCAAACTTACCCTCAGTTAGTGCAATAGCTAAATCGTCCACTGTTGGGACAGTTCTATTGATTTGTGGTTTCATGGTTATTTACCTGCGCTTGTTACTAGTGGTTTCAAGAGTGCATCAAAGAATTTACTCATTTTCTTTTCGTCAGAATATAGGTCACCTAATAGTGCCTCAAAAGCTAATGAGTAACTGAATTGCTCACGAATTTCATCGTTACGTACGAAGTGGCGTCCATCTTCTGAACGTTCCCCATAAGCAGTTAACACTAAGTCTTCGATTAACACCATCATTGCTGCGGCGTCCTTCTCTTTTTCGATTTTCTTAACATAAGCTACTAAATCTCCGTATTTGATTGTTAGTTTTGCTGAATCGCGTGGTGTAAGATTAAACCATAATGTTTCCTTCACACTCTTATTGTCAAAGTCTTTGTAAGATACTTGATGTTTTAACATATTAAGCTACCTCTTCTCCCTTAGCTAATTTAAATACTTCACCTGGTTTAGGCATTTTAGCGTTCTTAGTTTCGTTACCATAAACGAAGTCTAAGACTTTCTTGAATTTGTCTGCTCCAACTTCTACTTCATCGATAGTGATTAAAGCTGTTGGACGGTGTTGTTCAATATCAACAGCAACTGGAGTACATTCACCTGAGTAAGAGAATTGCATTGCAGCTGGGTCATTATTGATAGTTTCATAAGAACGTTCTGATGGAGATGCTTTACATCCATATAATAAGTGTAATTTACGTCCTAATGAAGGGTTTGCTTCAGTTGCCACGTTAGTAATATACGCTGCTGCGAATGATTTACGTGGTTGTTGAGCAATGTTCACACCTTTAGTTAAAGATGCACTTCCGTCACATTCTGCCCATTCATCTGGGTAAGTGTAACATTCGATAGAGAATTTAATGTTTTCAGCACCAACTAGTGATAAGTATTTAATGTTATCAGCGTAGATAGCAGTGATTTCTCCACCTTCAGGTTGTTCAGCGAACTTAGAAACACCATTCCAAGCCACACCTTCTTTGTACCAGCTTTGTCCGTCAGAAACGAATAAAGCCACGTTTGAGATACCATTTTCATATTTACGGTCTTGGACCGCGTCGAATACTAATTTTGTCATTAGTGTGTATTCCTCCTAAAATGTTTTGTAATCTAGATATGTGTGGTATAGTCTATCACTGATGTGTTGACTCACGATATCCATTGTCGGAAAGATTTCCAATAGTTTCACCACTAACTCTGAGTCCGCTGCAGTATCTAACACGGTTAACCGAAAGTTATACTGCGTTTGGTAGCGGGAGTTCTCTGCGAAGAGAGATTGAGTATTGGATAGGTGATAAATGATACACGGATACTTAAGCTGGATGTTAGCCGGCGGATTAAAGTATACGTTATTAGAAGCCATTTTGAGCTTCGAGTGAAGTTGCTTGCGCTTCTCCAGTAGATTCATTGTACACACCTCCTAAAGTTAATACAATACGAGGGCGTTTTACTTCAATCGATGTTACAGCGAATTTCACACCTTCGAAAGTCGCCCATCGGATATTGAAGATATGTTTCTCAATCCTAGAATCCATAACGATTGAGATACGGTTTTGTAGAGCTACGTTGGTTACAGTTCCTTCTACCGACCTATTAGGATACTGACCCTCCCGTAAGAGAAGGCCAGTAACCGGAATTTCTTTCATAGCGTCGGAGAATACTCCTGGGTGTTGTGTGTCCTCTACTTGACCCAATGATACACCTAAAATGCTAGAGACTCTCATAGGTCACCTACAATGTGTCAGTGTCGTTAGGTACTAATGAAGGTTCCATGTTAACGACTTTAATGACATACTCATTAAGTACGCGAACTGGAACATTTGTGTCATTAGCCTGTACGATGTCTGCTTTTTCGATAAAGTCAGTTCCGTGGTTAATACCGGTTAGGTTCGAAGTTTTCGAGTCTACCATCCATCTACCATCTGGTAATGTCGTGATATATATTCCTATATTAGGATATTCGAAAGTTTTATTACCTGTTCCCGCTTCAGCCACGTTAGACTCTATCCTAGGTGGTTCTCCCCCGATGTTGCTGCTGGAGCTGGCTTTCCCACTTTTTTACGTTCACCAGCTTCGAATTCATCACGTTCTTTAGCTGCGTCTTTCACTTTTTGCTCTTCAGCATTGTAAGTGTCGATAGCATCTTTGTTCGTATCAGTTACACCAGAGATTTCGCCAGTAGTAGTAACTTTGATATGGATGATAGATTTAGGTGCATCAATCATACCAGATAAACGAGTTTCTGTTAACATTTTGTGTTTGTTGAAATCGATATCGAATGCTTCAAAGTTAGTGATTTGTCCACCTTTATCTAAACCGATAGAGTAGTCAGAAAGGTTTAACATAAGTACTTCTTTCTCAGGAACTAAAGTAGTTTCGCAAATATCTTTAGCGCCTAACACACGAGCAACTTGTGCGTCGTCCATTGGAGACAATCCACCCCAGAATGTGTTGTCAGCTTTACGTAATAAACGAATAGCTGCTGATAAGTCTGGGTGAATAAATGCAGTGTATCCACCAGCACCACGATAGTGTTTACGAGCTTTAATCGCTGCAGCAAATAAGTCATTTACTGTGCTAGCTGTTAACTCAATACGATAGAATGGTGCTTCTTTGATAATTGGACGGATACGGTCTTCACGAATTTTCATTGGGTCAGTCTTCTCACGACCGTCACCAACTAAGATTGCACGAGCTAATTCGTCACGTAAGTCTTGTTCTAATTGACGTTTTAGATATAAGATAATATCGAAGTCTTTGATATCGATAACGTAGTCACGGTCGATAGATTGTTTAACGTATACAGTTTGAGGTGCTGCTTCACGTTCAAAGAAGTCGATAACACTTTCTAATTTTTGTGTTCCTGTAATATAACCACGAGCACGAGCTTGTTCTTCAGTCATATTAGCGAAACGATGTTTGAAGCGAGTCATTGGTTTCTTATGAACGCCACCTAAGATTTTCTCAGTTCCCAACATATTGTTGCGGAATGGTTCTGGTTCTTTCTTAGATAACTCTGCTTCTGGGAATAACATTTCGATATTCTTAATTCCGTTGTGTTTTAAGATATCTTTTAATGTTCCAGTTTCACTAGATGCGCTAGCAACTAATTGTGGTGTTAAGTCTGCGTGAGTTAACACTTGTTCGTTTGGTGTTGATTGAGAATCAAACGCTGATTGTCTTACCATATTATCCTCCGTTGTTTCAGGTTCTTTTTGTTCAGGTTCAGAAACTTCTGGTTCTTCGTCTTCTGCAACTAGGGCATCAACTAATGCTTGTTGTTCAGGCGTCATAGAATCATAGATTTCTTCGACTGATAATTCTTTAGTTTCGTCCACTACTGTGTCCTCCTCTTGTTCATCTTCAGCTGAATGAATTAGTTCAGCAGGTTGATAAATAACGAAGTTCATTTCTTCGCCATACTCTGAGTGAGCTACAAATTCTTCAATTTTTGCTCCAGGATTTGCTCCTGTCAATACTAGACTGACCTCAAAGATTTTACCGTGAACAACATTATTGCCGTCACGTTTAATTTTGTTAGCAGCGATAGACATAGCCTTAATTGTACCTTCTTTTACTAATTGCTTAGCATGTAAGGCAGAGTCTGTATCGTTAAAGTAACCATAACCATAAGTACCCTTATCGCGGTGTTCGAGAACTACTTTCCCTAAAACGCTAGTAACGTCGTTATGTTGGTGGTTCCATACTAACGGCACTTCACTTGGTGTTTCACCAGCAAAAGCACCCTGTTTAATAACTACACCGTCTGAGCACAAAGTATCATTCTTCGTAACCCAACCGGCGAAGTCGTATCCTTTTGGCACTATTCGTCCTCCTCCCCATAGTTTTCATAGCCATTTTGAGCTTCCGCATCAGCGACCTGTTGCTCAAGCGCAGCCAACTCTGGGTCTTCTGAGCCCGCAACTTGTTTATCCATCGCCATGTTAGGATTGTAAAGGCGGTTAGCATTTTCATCCTCAGACGGTGGGAAACCAAGAATTGAACGAGCTTCGTTAGGAGTCATTACCGCATTACGAATAAAGGTATCCACCATGGTCGCAAGTTGTTCAGTTGGAACAAGCTTGAATGGGTCTCTTTGAATCGCAATGAAGTTTCCTTGAGTACGTGCTGTTTTAGAGATGAACTTACGCTCAAACTCTTTAGCAATAGCCGTGATGATTGGGTCAATCGTTCTACTATAGTAGGCACGAGTTTCCATCTCATTGGCTGTACCGTTTAGGATATTCTCCGTAATACCGAATTGACTGTACAAGTCTTTCTTCAGGTCTTTAATCTCTTCTAAGATACCGTTTGTCAACGGACGGTTTAATTGGATAACTTTCTCTTGTGAGTCAATGTATCCAATACCGTGCGGACTTTTAGTTAATTGCTCTTCCAAATTACGGATAGAGTCAACAGCACGGTCTTTGAAGGACTTGTTGCGTGTAGCATACGGCATTTGCAATATGATATCTAGCTTGTTGCTAGCCAAGTTCCGGTCAGACTTGTCAATGATTGCGAGTTTATCAAGTAAACGACGCAGAGTTAAGTTTGAATCATTAACAATTTCACGGAATGGGTTTTCAATAATTGCCACATTGTTTTTTGGTAAAACTACATCTACTCGTTTAGCGAGTTTCGGGTTATATAGGTTTACCTTTACATGTTCTGGGTACCATTGGGTAATCTTACCAATACGCATCTCCAGAATATCGACAGTTGCGTTCTTTCGCAGGTCTACGTTTGTTTCCGTAGGAACTACCGCGACAACACCTTCATCAAACATCGAGTAGATGAGGTCTTGCATAAACGCAATGTTAGATTGGTCGGCATTCGCCTCATACTTTAAACAGTAATTCAATCCATTTTGAACTACTGAATCGTTCGATGGGTTCTCGTCAACTTTAATCTGAGAAAGGTCAACCATTGAACAGTCAATCGCAATTCGACTAAATACCGATGACAGAATTTCAGTACTTCTGTATCGTGGAATAGTGAATTCCGAACGAGAAGACGAAGGTCCGAAGTCGGTTGTATGCTGGTACGTCTCTTGACCAGAAAACACGTTCCAAGCATGTGTTATTCTATCTAGGAATTTCACCCGAAGACCTCCTTAAGTTCTTTGAAAGCGACCCAAGCATCCATTAACGCCGAAACGTTATCGATTTTCTCAGACGCTCTCCGTTTGGAAAGTTTCATGTTTCCATTATTATCTTCAATCACAATAGCATTACCCATTGCGAATTTCATAAGCTCTTCGTCATGCACCATATACTTATCTTCAACCATAGCTTTAATTTCACCTAATGGTACCGACTCAGTTCTTGCACCTTGACGTACCTTCACCGTATGGTACGAGCCATAATCCCGTTCCCAACAACGTAGGAACACTTCTGCGTTATACGGGTCGTAACCCAGCCCTATGACTTGGTAATCCCTTGCTTGAATATGCATGTCGAGGTCCTCATAGACCTCATTTAAGTCGAGGTAATTTTTGTCCATGATGACAAGGGTACCTTCTTTTACAAAGACGTCATACTTCATTTGCATCGCTGTTGGTAACTTATTATACTTATGTCGGGAAACATAAGACCGTGTTTTAATTCCATACCCGTGGGAAAGCGGGAAGATGAATGTAAACGCACAGAAGTCGTCACCTTGTGATAAGTCAGCGCCCATAACGCATTCGAGTCCATCATAATTTTGTTTATGTCTTGTTGGTAAGGTCTCTTCGTACTGGAAGTAATATGTTTGACCTTCGACCGGAATTCCAAAACGTTTTGCTAATATGTCGTTACGTTTAGCAGGGACCGTAGCGGCAGTATCGGCATCGAGTTGGTATGCTTCATAAGAAACAGTGGCTCCGATATTGGGGTTGGCTTTCAACCACATTTCTGGATTAGCTACTTCACTTACATGGTCAAGTCTATAATACCATATCGAGACGTGTGGGTTATAAACTTCACCGTGCAAATAGCTAAGTAATTCCATTTTGATTGTATCACCAACACCATCACGGGCTGTACCTTCAGATGAAGTCGCCACGATGATGTAGTCTTTATTCTTAGACGCTCCTTGCTCTAAAGCTCCGATAACGTCTTCCTTAACCTTTCCGGAGAGCCATTCGTCTACCGTGTTGTACTTAGAACGAGCACCTTGTAATTTGTCGATACTCATTGTACGTACTTCGATGAGTGAGTTCGTAATAAAGTTTTCAATCCCTTTCTTAGTAGAAGCGAGACGTTGTTTATTAGCGATGTTTGTCGATAGAACGTTACCTTCGGTTAAGTATTTGAACAGCGGACCACGGCTCCTTGCGATAGCTGTTTTAATAGGAGACATAGTCTCATCGGCTTGTCTCATAGTTGGAGCCGTTACAATTTGGTGAGTCGTATTTGTATCAATTAATAAGCCGTAAGCTTGAATAAGTGATGCATATACAGATTTGGCTGCACCACGTCCAACGATAAGATATTGTTTCTTACGTAGACGTCGTTTAACCATCATGTGCTTATAGCGTTTTTGTACCGGGTCGAAGACTTTTTCTTCGGTATAATAGAACCAAGCTAATAGGTCTTCAGCCCAGAGTTTAAAGGACGGTAATAGTGTTAAATCAGACCCATCAGTCAGTGTCATCTCAGACTCACAAAACTTAATGAATCCATCTATTGCCTTATCGTCGTAATAATACTCCGGACTTGCAATTAAATGGTCTATAAGGTTCATCTGGAGTGAAACCTCTTGATTAATCGGTACTTCACCACGTAACACACTATCTCTGAAGAGAGCGTATTCTTTAGGCGTAGCAGTGTTTGATAACATCTATTTTATTTCCATTGTCCTTTCTTTTTCTTTCTAGATAACGTGTAAGTATGCTCTTTAAGTTTAGACTTAAGCGATTTAGTTCCACGAGTTGCTATACTTGATAATGCTTTGTTCACTTCATCATTGCTGAATGCGGTGTTAATAAGTTTCTCAGCCAATACTGGTCCGAGCTTCTTAGCCTTACCATCTTTAGTATATCCAACTTGTGTTTCTAAGATTTTGTTAATCTTACCGCTTATACCTTTACCGCTGTCTTTCACGGCTTTCTTATAATCGCCTTCTAATTTCATACGAGCGATTTTTGCACGTAGCTCATCATCACTCATTTCAGAAATCTTACGTTTCTTGCTGAGTTTCTTCTTGAATCGGTCATCCGTAGATAGTTTCTTAGCATGACGCGTTCTTAATTTACTCTTTAAGTTTAACGATGCATTACGTAAACGTCGACGAATACCCCAGCGTTGACCTAAAATACCGTGATGTAGAAGAACTACTTTATAGTCGGAGTGGACAACGCCTTTAAACTTTAAAGCCTTCAGTGCATTTCTTCTTTCCATTTTGAACGCTCTTACTTGTTCTCTCTTGTAACGTTTCTTCGCTTTCTTGAATAACTTCTTAGATATAGTCAATTTCGCTAAATCTTTACCATGAGTTTCAGCAAGATACTTGACCGTCTTTCTGTTATTAAGCGCTTTACGAATACCTTTTAGTCCGCGATAATTTTCGTTGAATACGATTTTACCGTTACCTTTACGGTATTCTTTCTTCATACCACGGAGAGATTTTCTAAGTTCTTTCCGCGATTTTTTATACGTCGATTTAATAGCATTTCGTTGCTCTTTTGTAGCAGCGTTATGTGCTTTTCTAGCATCCGATAAAGCTTTACGCTTCTCTAACCAACGTCGAATACCGTGACGCATACCTTTGACACCGTAGTGTAAAAGTTCTTCGTCTGAATGTTTTACTTCACTCATTCGTGTTTTACGAAGGGCTACGAATTTTCTTATATCAACACCAGAGGCACGTTTCTTCTTACGAGACTGAGATGTCTTAACAAGACTTCCGAACTTACCGGACTTAACCTGAGCGTCCCATGCATCACCTTGCATCTTACGACGCATTTCGGCAATCAATCGTTTCTTACGGAGTTCCGCTTCTTTACGGATTTGGTCAATAGACTTCTTCTCCTTCTTTTTACGCTTTTCAGGTTGATAGTTTACTTCTCTACGAAGTTCTTTCAAATGTCCAAGTAGTTCTTTCTTTCGTGCAACAATCTGTTCAGCGGTCATAGTATTTAGTTTGGGTTTACGAATACCCTTCTTCATACCTTTGACACCATGGTGATATAAATTATCGTCCACCTTCGGTCCCTCCTTCCTCAGTTTTTAGATACGTTAGTCGATAGATAAGTTCTTTCTTCTTATTGTCGAGTAACGTAGTTAGTGTTGAAACTGCTGGAGGGTCGAACCCTAGTTTCACACTAGTGTAGATGTATTGCTTAACCAAATGAGGATAAGCAGCATCCGTAGTAGGTTTAAGGATATGAGCGTACTCAGCATTAGCTAAATCATCCGTAGGAAGAACCGCTTCAATCTCCAATAAGTCACCGTATGCGTTACTTAGATGTAGCACTAACTCATCGTTGAAGGCTTCTGTACCGTCGTCATATCCAATAATGACGGTTTTTAATTCGGATAATATAGTCATTTTGATTTACCATCCTAGTAGAAAGTTCCGTAAGGTTCTACATTTACATTACCGCTAGCATTTGCGACTCCAGCAGCTACATAGCGACGTTCGCCAGATTGTCCGATGTATGATACCCAAATATATCCTTCAGCAGAGTATACTGAGTCATAGCGGAATTCTTCGCCTTCATCATACAAGGCAACTACATCAGCCGACAATGATGGAGCTGTACGAACGTTTAAAGCAGATACTGTAACCGACATAGTTCCATCTTCGTCTTTTAGTTTTCCTTCAACTGAATTAGATGTAGGTGTTGATTCGGGTTCATCATAGTTTGGATAGAACCATCCAATAACTCTACCCCAAGATTCATTGAAATTACGAGTACAATAACGAGCAGGTCCACCGTTTTCTAATGAATCAGAATTACCGTCAACGTTTTGTTCGACAGTCTTCATAGTGTACCCGTCTGAATCTTGGTATACGTAACCAGTATGACCATAAGGGTGTGCGTAAGTTTCCATTACAAAAAATGCTCCTGCTTGTGGAGCAAGTCCTGGAGCGTCATACACTACGTTTAGTCCAGCGTTTGCCGCTGAGTTTAATAGGTCGATAGCATTACCGCCTAGTTCAACACCGAAATGTTTATATAGTAAGTAGTTGATTAAGTCTACGCATTGAGAACCGAAGTAACCGTCGTGGTCAGCTCCGATACCATTGTCTGCTAAGTACTCAGCACTTGTATTCATTTCATAAACTGTTGTCATTTATGTTCCTCCTTATTAATTTGTTGGCCAAGGGTCGTCAGTGATGTAAGATATTTTAGAAACCCTGATATCTCCGATATCTCTATCGGTTGGTACTGGGTCTGTGAATTGGAAACGTAAGTGATTTGCATCAGTAACACCACCTAGGTACCACGTTCCATATGGAATACCGTCGTCGTTGAAAATCTGACCAATCATCGAACTGGCAGATCTATACCCCATAGGTATACCACCATTCGCTATAAGGAAACATTTCTTTTCACGGTTTCCTGGATGTCCAATAAACGCCGGGTTGCCCCGTCTTACAATACCAAACCAACCCCATTGTAATCCGCCGAATTGATAAGTTACTGTATTATTAACTCTTCGTACTTGTAAATAAGAATTGCCTAGTTTAGATAGTATGTTTATGTTCTTCCAACCCGTATCTCCATCTAACACCGCCCAGCCTTGGTTACCTGAAGATGTACGTTTAATCCACTTCAAAGCACCGTTTGTCTTAGCTGTGTCAACATAGGTTTGACCTAACGTACCGTTGACACGTCCATTCGGCATACCAGTACCAGTAAGTTCACTAGACGAAGTAGATGCATTTTGACCAGAAGCTGGTAAAGTTACAGAACCACCACCATTTGATAACGCTAAGATGTTTCCACTAAGTGATAGCGTTTGTGGAATACCTACTCCTGGGTCACCTTTAGGGCCAGGCGGGCCTTGAATACCTTGGGCTCCGGCAGGTCCGGGTTGTCCATCCTCACCACGAGGTCCAGATGGTCCAGGGACACCGTCATTTCCTTTAGGTCCAATCGGTCCTGGAGGCCCTTGAAGTCCGGTAGGGCCCATGGGTCCTTGTTCGCCAGCGGGTCCAATAGGTCCACGTTCTCCTTGAATACCAGGTCGTCCGTCTTCACCTTTGGGTCCTGGAGGTCCCATTGGTCCGGTTTCTCCGTTCTCACCCTTGGGTCCACGTTCTCCAGGAGACCCTTGCATACCTTGTTCTCCTTTAGGTCCTGGTAACCCATCGATACCACGTTCTCCATTGTCACCTTTTGGTCCAGGAGGGCCTTGAATACCTTGTTCCCCTTGAGGTCCCATGGGTCCGGGTGCACCGTCTTCACCTTTTGGTCCAGGAGGGCCAACGATTGTCTTGATTTGTTCAAGGTCAGCTTTGGTTACGATATCAGACAATTCCACTACTCTACCAGAACGACGTTCCACTAGAGGTGCATCAGCCATCTTATCGATTTCCGACATCTTCACTGAGAAGGCGAATTTACCAACATCGCTATTCTCCGATATTTCATTTAAATAAACATGTACATCGACTATATCATCTTCATGAATCCATTTAGCATCGAAATCAAAGTAGTAATGGTCATTTTCTTTAACAGCAATAGTTTCTAATTTCTGTTGCGTCTTTCTAAAGATTAATAGACATACTACATTGGCGTCAACAACTTTGTTCACAAATGAAATCTCAATGCGAGCACTGTTCTTATCGTATGAATAAATCTCATTTGTAGGATATACTTTATCAAATCGATTATAGGTACTGATGTTCAAAGTCTTTTTAATAAGTTTTCTTTTCATAACTAATTCACCTCCTTACCATAGTTTTGTATCACCAGGTCGACGTTCTTCATAAATGTCGTCAGTCGAACCATAGTGAATAATATTGTGTGTATCAATGGAGACGGTTATCAAATTCTCTGGGTCGAAACACTTAGGAGATAACGTAATAATGTCTTCCACTGTTAATGGGTTAATGTGATGGACAATAACTTTAGTGTTAATTGTCTGTAACGGGAATCCCAAATCACATCCCAAGTCCCTAGCGATAATATCTGCACGCACATCGAGCCATAGCTTTGATTTGTAAAATCTATTCGAGATAGCGCGAGGTATATCGTATTCTAATCCTTTTAGAGACAGGTATTCAACCCGTCCTTTAAATGAATCTATTTTGATTAAGTCTGAGTAGCATTTCATTACAGACCATCCGTTGGTTGGTATGAACGAAGTGCGTCGATAGCTTCTTTAGAAGAAGAACGTTCGTCTTTCTCTCTTTCGATTTGTTCTTTCTTAGCCATCTTCAACTCAGCGTCAGCTTGCTTAGCGATAATGTTCCAGTTCTCATTCTTGTCAGCTTTCTTTACGAAGTAGTTGACCAATGAAGGTGGAGCAGTGCCCGCTTTTAATTGTTGAAGTGCAGTCTCCATTGCAATTACTTGGCACTCTCTATCCATTTGTTCAACGGTCTTAGTGCTAGCAATGGGTACAGCTTTCTTACGCTTCGCCATCCGGTGTCACCTCATCGAATAGTGATACCATACGAACTGTATCTTCTTCAGTAGCTGGTTTCTCTGGTTTATTTTGGTTCATCTCATAAACTGACTTCTCAATCATAGTTGAAATTTCATCAGCAGATAGTGAGATACCTAATGATTTAGCAACAGCTTCTAATTGACGAGCAGCGTTTTGTTTCTTAGCAGCAGAACCAGTAATACCAGTTTGCTCAATAGCTAAGACGATGTTAGTTGCTTGGTCAGCGATAGCTAACAATGCTTTGCTCTTAGTGATTGTGCCTAAATAGCGGACAACACTAATTACTACTGGTAATACAGTTAATACTAAAATTACATAGTTAATGTATGTTTGGATTTGTTCCATTTTATTTATCTCCTCTTGCGTCTTTTTGCTCCAGGTATTGTTCCATACGTCGTTTGTCGTATTCGGTTAAACCGAGTTCTTTGTATTGTTCATAGATGTCAAAGAGTTCACGTTCTGTGACACTCTCCGACTCTATAGCTGATTTAAATTCTTGGCGAATCAACTCACGCTTAATGGATTTCTCAAATTTCTCTTCACGCTTTTCGATATCATCGATACGTTTAGTTAAGACCTCCAACATATCGTCTTGTTTCTCCGTCATTTTCTTTGTGAGGTTGAGGAACCCCGTTCTGATTAAGCCGTAAACGGTAATTAGCACGGTTAAAACCCCAGGATTTAAAACCATAGCCAATACGTGTTCCAGCATGTCTACAATTTGTGCACCTTGTGTCATATAGTTCTGGATACTTCGTTTGCACTTTTGTACCCTTTGTCACCCCTTTCATAGTACTTCTTGTAATTCCATTTTGATTTTTAACCCCCGGAGGAATTTTTAAGAGGGTGGCGATGAAGAGCACTGTGGGCTGTGTGCGGACCCCCCTATACCCTTTCCATTTCGGGTAGGGGAAGGAATGCTTGCACAGCACAATGAATTCATTGTATTGTTGTGTAGTTCATTGAACGTTGTTGTACTCAAGAACTAATTACTCTTCTTCATGTGTTTTGGTTTGATTGTGTTTCGTGTTGTGTTGTGTGACGAGCACAGGACCGAGTGGGCTCATAGCTCTGTGTCTGGTGTGTTGTGTGGTTGTCTATAATCTATAAACAATGATTACTCTTCACATCCATCTACTACCGCTCAGTAGCGTAGCATAGCATAGCATAGGGCTAGAGCTGGGGTGTCAGCAGGTCCTGTAATCTATGAATCTGAGCGGGGGTCTTCTGCTTCAGCTGGTGGGTACACTTCGATGTACGGAAATAGCTGAACCTCAAGCATCTCATCCATGGCATCAATAGCAGCCATATCAGCATCAGCTTCTGAAGAGCGAGGGTTTAACTTTGCTACAACAAGACGAGCTAAGTAATTGTTAGTAAAGTACTCATGCTTCTCATCGTAGTCAAGCCAAGCATCGTATTCAGTAAATGGATTGAACGGATTGTCAATGGTTGTAATCATTCTATCAATCTTCTCCATCGTCGTCCGCCTCCTTTACAGCGTATCGTTTAAGGGTACTTACAGAGACTCCTAGCGCATCAGCAACTTCGGAGTAGGTTCGACCGCGTTCTAACAATGCTTTGGCACGGGCTATAGAAGTGGCCGGTAATGCTTTCCTTTCTGAAGGAGTTGCTAGCGAACGCAATCTATCTGGGTCAGAGTACCTCATGATTTGTTTCAGTTTGTTGGTGGAGATGGCACCGTTCTGGATGGCCTCCCATTCGTTGTCCGTTATCTGGATGAGTTGTTTCTTAGCTTGTTTATCACCGGCCTTAACCATATAACGAGCACCGGCCAATGATTGCTGGCGTAATCTTTTCTTCTCTTCCTTAGTCATGTCATCAGTCTTATTGCGCCAATAGGTGGCGTTAGCAATAATCTGTGCTTGCCGTTCACGAGGGGCGTATAACAATGCGTCATTAAGTTTCTTGTCTAATGTCATAACTTCCTTGGCATATATCTTAGCGGCCTCTGGTGAACGCTTAGGATTAGGAATAGACTCATTCAATGCAACAGCTTCCTTCTTCAATGACTTAAGCTTGTTGGCATAGTCAGCATACAACTTCTCTTTCGGATTGTTTGTATGGGATGTAAGTAAATGGGCGTCGTCAACCTTATCCATATCATTCTTAGAACGGGATATGATTGTTGATGCACCACGATACTTCTGCTTACCTTCAACATAATCGAAATGGCGTTGGTATTTAGAATACAATGCGGAGATACCATTATCAATAGCTGATTGTTTCCAATCCAACTTATGTTTCTCACTATCAATAACGACCATTGACTGGCGTACTGCACGAGCAATCTCTGACATAGGAGCATTGTGTAATGTCATGTCAGTAATAAGATTGGATACAATACCCATCTCTCTTTGTTTCTGTGTACCAGATATGGTTGGTTTACCGACAGCATACTGATGTGGGTCGAAGTTAGCTAGTTCTTTTAATGCAGGCAAAGTCTTAATCTTACCATGGTTATTAGGTATAGCATAGACTGTGTCTCCATCGAAGTCGGCACCAGATAACTTACGGGCTACTGATGGATGTAATCCAATACCATCCTTAGCATTACCCATTAACTTCTTAGCTGACTTGGCGTTGTTATTAACAGTTACATCAGCTAGCTCAAATATACCACCATGCGGATAACGAACCAACACAAGTTTGTCTCCGTTCTTATAGTTAGGAGCATATACTTCATTCGGTTTGATATCGGGGATAGGTAATATAACATGGGCTTTAGTATTAGGGAAGCCGGCTGCTTTCAAGTGACGTGCTTTCTTATCCATACTGTCGGCGTATTCTTCTAAGTAATACTTCTTAACGACAGGGTTTGTAATCTTTTTAATAGACTCAAACTCAGATATCTCTTGCTTAATCGTTTCTTGAATGCGGTCTTTAATAAGAGTAGTGGGTTGTTTAGATAAGAACTGTGAAGATAACATGGACTTCCATTTGTCCCAGTCACCTTCATCATTAACAATGTTTAACGAACCTTTCTGACGCTTGATAGTAGCACCGAACGGGTTGTCATCATTGTCTTTAAGTTTCTTAAGAACGTCCATCTTTGGAACATCTTTAGATTTGTTTGTGTTGAATCGAATATCCACACCTTTCGGTAGGTCGTCAGCATACACAGCCATACCTTTAAGATAGTGAGTACCATCAACAGCAATACGAACTTGGGCGTAATGGTTTGACCCAAGGTCCAAGTCTTTGACACCACGACGAAGCTCAATAACACCGTCTTTGTCTTCTCCGCCTGTCTCTTTGTAGTTAATCATAACTTTCTTAGATGAAACAGATTTAGGCGGTTTAATGTTTTGGAACGTACGGCCTCCGTCATCAGACCATGCTTCCAATGTTCTAATCATGTGTTTGTCTTCACGAACCTTCATGATGTCAGGCTCTTTAGTTAAGACTTTCATGATAATAAAGTTATCAGGGTTACTCATATTGCGAACATATACTTCATGAATATGATAGCCATGATTTTCAACAAGGTCCTTGGTCACTGCTCTAAGCTTTTCTCTTGATACTCCAGCTTGACGTTCAACGCCTGCACCAATATCAAGGTATTTGTTCTTAGCGACAGCTTCTTCAAGTGCCTTCTTAGTACCCTCAATCTGTTGTTCACGGACTTTGGGTTTGTCAGACTTAAGATAATTACGAACGGTTGCTTCAGATATACCTAGTTCTTTTGCAATCGCTGTATTAGATAAGCCTTTAGCTTTACCCGCACTAATCTCCTTATCATGATAGAACTTAACGTGATAGTTCGCTGTTGAAATATCACTACGTAAGTCATTGATGCTACGTCCCATCATCGTAGCTATCTCTTTCTCACTTAGTCCTTTCTTCTTTAAAGAATTAACTTTGGCGAGTAGGTCCATACTTTGGAACGGACGTTCACCTGAACCCCATGGCCAGCGTCCAGAATGCCGCTTCGTTCCGTAATGTATTAACGTATCCATAAACCGACTCCTTATTTTTGCAAAAATAAGAAAAGGAGCATGTTTTTAATTTCACATCCTCCCCTTCTATAGTAGGCAATGTATTTCTTACGACTTGTTCTCTTCTCTTAGAATATGGTCAAACTCAATAATGAGGTCCATCAAGTCACGGATTGCTTCTGGGTCAGGCTCATTAACCTTACACTTATCGAATTGATAGAGTCTAGTCTGAATATAAAGTTTCTCTGGTTTGATACCGTACTCAAGACAGAAGAAAGCCGCATAAATATCCAACTGAATGAAGCTAGGTTTGGTTGAACCCGTCTTCAAGTCGAAAATATAAAGTTCTTTCTTACGTTGGTCATACTTGATTGCATCAGCTGTACCAAAGAAGTATTCAGAGAAATATAAAACTTGTTCTGACTGCATGTCATACTCAATAGCATCATTAACAAATCGATTAAATGCTTTATCAATATCTTCTACACGAATACGGTCTTTGATTAGTAGAGACGCAAGGTTGTGTAAGCGAGTACCTTCTTCTTTCTTCTTGTTGTTACGATATGTTCGGATTAGTTTGTCGGTATCGTAGTTGACCCAATGATACTGGGACGCACTAAATGGTGCATGTAATCCTTCAAGATTTGAGTGCTCGTTCCAAAGCATCTAGTACTTCCTCCTTGTTCTCAGGTGACACAAATGATGTAAACACCCACTGTCTATACTTAGAAATATAATGTCCTTGGTTTGGCCGCTTAGACGCGCCTTTTGCACGCTTCACTTCCAAGAACGCATACTTGTCTTCAAATATGATTAACAGGTCAGGGATACCTTGAATCTGTGTAGGGTCAGTTTTCATAATCAAACAACCTGGTACACGCTTCTTGATATCACGTTTAAGCTGACTTTGAAAATCCCGCTCTAATCGAGGCATCAGTTCTCCACTCTCTTTCGTTAAAGTTTTGTTTCTTAGACAACGCTTTTAATATACGTCCATCTAAGTCTGAACGACTCACTAAATAATAATACTGTAAGTCTTTGTATGGTGTGTTGCGTCGGTCAATACGACCTTCTGCTTGTTCCATTGTGCGGTAAGAATATGACAAGCTGTAGAACAACATGGTGTCTGTAGTTGTACAGTTCCATGCTTCTGCGCCTGCTCCATAGTTAACGAAATATACCCAACGGTCACCTTCTGGTAACTCATCGTGCTTGCTTCCGTTGTATTCAGAATATGCGATACCTTCTTCTTCACACGCTTTACGCAACAGTTCCATCTCATACTCAAAATTGTAAAACACAATTACTTTAGGGTTCGCTTTTAAAATATCAATTGCTTTCTTCACACGACTAGGGTCTGTATTAACAAGGCGTCGAATAAGAGCGCAGTACTCAGATATGTTTTCAATAGGTTCATCAGTTATTGGGTTCCAACGTGTATCATTAATTTTCTTAATAACATGACGTGGGAAGTTAACTAAAATATGTTCCTTATGACGTACGGTCTCACGAGTGTCAGGCATCTTAACGACAATACGATTTCGCCACATATATAACTGGTCCTCATTGTGAATCTTCTTGATTTGTGGGAAGTTCACATAAGGATTGTACTCAATATGTTTGTTAATAAATTCAGTCTTAGTCTTGTAGAAGTTGTTAGCAAGGAACAAAGGCATGTAATCCATCCATTTGTCTCCTGGTGTAGCTGTACACATTATCCATGCATTACGTCTAGCAATATAAACCATCGCTTTACCCCATGTGTTGTACCCTACAGACTTCTGCTCATCAAATATAAAGAACGCATTGTACACAGATTTGTAACGTAATATGTTATTCCATGAATCAACAACTAGTTCTTCAATACCCAATAAGCGTGCTTCGTTCTGCCAGTCACAGCTATTGCGTTTCTTAGCAGTCGTAATCACATATAACTTGCGATGAGAGAACTTCTCTTTATAGAAAAAAAGGGAGGTAAGTGTTTTACCACTACCTACCCCGCCTTTCAATACTGAGCCTGAGCGCAGTTTCTTTACAGCTTCTTCCTGTTCAGGGAATAGCTTAATAAACTCCATACTTAGCACCGAATTGGTCGATGTCACGTACGAAGTAACCAGTATCCAAATATGCTGATAGCTTATTGTTCATCTTAGATAACCATGGGTTAATAACTAAATCAACTTTTGCGATGTCAGCACGTTGTAGCACACCAATTTCGTCACCTTCTAAACGTAACGCGTTTTGTTCACCGTCAGGACGTTCCACTACTTGAATAACTTTAGCGTAGTCACCGATTGTAACTTTGATAAATGGTTTACGGTTGTCTTGTTCTGGGTCTAAGTCAGGACGTTCTTTAGGGAACTTAACGTTGAAGTTATTGTCGGCTAAGAAGTTAGCATCTTCTTCGTCTAAGAACACTACAAAGTTACGGTTACCTTCGTTGTTATAATTTGTCTTCTCGCCTGCGAAGTTACGTAATCCGATTTGTGCATCTTCGATAGTTAATTTACGTCCGTTAAATTCAATTTTTTGCATAGTTTATTTCTCCTTTAAATATAAATACTGTTCAGGCATATCATCAATCATAATGTCAATGTCGCCAACTTTTTGAATTGCTTTAATTGCTTCCACTGCCAGATTGTCATAATATGACATGTCGATATCTGACTTATCTACTAGTTCTGAATCCAGTTTCCACTTATACCCTTTTGTTCCAGTAACAGCATCAAGCTTGTCCTTCTTAGGGTCTTTCTTCATGAGTGCGTCACCAGTCTTAGACGCATAGAAACGTCCAGTCTTACCAACGAACTCATCGCCTAAATACATTGGTACTTTAGAATTCTTAGTTGTCATGAAATCTGTCAACTCAAGATTGTCCTTTGTAAATAAGGTCTTCAATACATAAGGCTCCTTGAACTGAGCACCGGTTGCTTCCCATACAGGTTCGCCATCTTCATAGTACTCACCGATGTTAACTGCTTTGTTAACTAATGCGAATCGGTCATACGTATGCTCATGTTCAAAGTCATAGTCGTAACGCTTACCAAACTCTGTAACGAATTCAATGTCCTCAGCTGTTGCATTCGGAATCTTGATAGAGTCGGTCTTGATATGCGCTACTGTTAATCCACGTTCTTGACATGCGTTCTTCAAGTCAATCATAAATAACGCTCCACGTTTCGCAACGATGTTGTCCACGTTATCAGGGTGACGGAACTTGTTGTCAAATTTCGCAGACGTCATACCGTACACGATGTTGATTACAATCTTCAAAGCATACGATAACGCTTTAGCAGATAACTCACCCTTCTCAATCATGTCTGCATACGGAGCTAGCTTACCATCAAATATAGTTCTTAGTTTGTCTAGGTCTCCGTGCTTGATTAAGATACGGGCTTCACGAATATCCGCATAGTTCTGAGTGTATGGACCAAAGTAGTTCATAGCAATCAGACTTGTTGGGTGCATTGACGCAACGTCCAACACTGCTACATCAGTGTATACTCCTGGTTCAGAATATACGTAACCGCCTTCGGACGGGTCTTCACCACGGTATTCGGATTTGCCCCATTCGAACTTGTATCCTGGGAACATTTGCGATAGGTCTGTATAAACGAAGCGGTCTTGTGGTCTATTCGCGCCTTCAAATATAATCTCTGCCGCATGGTTTTGAGTCTTAGTATTAATAGATAATCCTGATAACGATGCTAAGATTTTACGAGCGTTGTAGTCTTCGGCTAACTTATCAAATAACGCTTCGGTAGCACGTACGTCATTACCGCAGTACTCACCACATCGTTTCCATAGATGTTCCGGTAACGGTTCATCCCAAGGATATTCAAACTCATCATGTGGTAATCCTAATTCAATTTCCCAAGCTTTAAGTGATTGTTTCTTAGAGGCCATCTCATATAAGTCTAAATATGAAAGTTCGTACGCTCCTTTATGGAACCCCTTACCTCCGTTGTTGTTAATAATCGCTTGTGAGCGTTGGTAGATTTCCATTGTACTCTGTCCAAGCAAGGACGAATATGTCATGTGATTGTCATAACGCAAGTTATTAAAGCCAACCAAATAACGACCTTGTAAGAAATTCTCAACTTCTTGTGGCGTTGGGTTGTACATTTCATGAACTTCATCTTTACCATACTCTTTCCAGCACAGTAAGAACAAGTTCTTAAATACCTCAACGTCGAAGAATGTTAACTTCTCATTAGGTACTGCTTGTCCTGAGTGTAGTACTTCAACCATTTCAGGCGTGTCATCTTCAATCGTAGAATATACAATCTCTTGGATTGCTTGTAGACAGCGCTTAGCTTGGTTAGTACTTGACGATGCGAATAGGGAAATATCACTTTCCATGTCTGACAAGTCATACTTAACACCTGACTGATAAGCCTGGTTAAATATCTGAACAATTAAGTTCACGCTTTGCGACGTAGAATTATGATACTCCTTACGCAGGGCACGTTCAATAGTTGCACGCATGGTGCGTTCTGTATGAACAAACCCTTGTACGTTGTCCAGCATTTTACGGTTCTCCTCCTTTCTAGGTAAGCCTGAAGAAATATGAGCAATCTTACGTACTCCATTACTTCTTGAGAATTGTCTACGCAATGAACTCTTACCCTTATATACTTTAACTTCAATGTCGGCATCGTAGATAGCGCTTAGTTCGTCGACATCTCCATCGTAAATATAGTGTAAGTGGATACCTGCTCCTGACTTACTTAACTCCCCATAGGTTTCAGGGAATTTGGATGCAGCTTCCAAGTTCTTTGCTAAAGACTTCTTACCATCTTCCTTGAGGTCGAAGTCGATTACAATATGGTTGACGTCGTTCATTCGTACGAAGTGTAGTTGATGTGTATCAACATCCTTCAACTTAGTTTCAACGTTATCCCATTTGTATTTCGGAAAACCATCAGCATTCGCTAACTGTGCTGGGCAGTCAGCAAGGACCTCATCAAGATATGACTCAGTAGAAACATAGCTACCGAGTGTTTCCTCAACGACTTCCTCTTTAATCGGGTCGAATAGTTCAGTCTTCAACCCAACGAATACGCGGGATAACCTATCGGCTCCAACACGTAAACGTTCGTGATACTCTTTGTAATATCTCGTCAACTCATTCTTAACCTTCTGTTTGTATCCAGCAGTGTTAAATCCTAAGTCGTCTAAATATACTTTATACAGTTCACTAGCTCTAGCTAACGTAACCATATCACCCATCTTGTCATAGTTCTCTTGAACAAATCCATAGAATAAGTCTGTGGCTGCAAGCATGTGGTTGTCTTGGTATTCTTCGTAATATCCAGGACCCATCTCTTCGAACATTTGCATTGCTTTATGTGCAATACCGGCAAGCTCAAAGCTAATACCATGCATTAGACGGTTGTATTCCTTTAACGGAACACGGTTTTTAGTTGGTTCAACAGTAACCGCACGTCTTACGATACCCGCATCAACGTTACGTACTTTGTATCGTTGGTTAGATGCCGCAATCAGTAAACCATTGAATGTCACAGGATATGGTTTCGTGTATTTTTTGTTAACCATAACGACTTCATGTCCGGTTAACTTAAGTAAGTCCAAATCATTTTTGATATTAGATAAATCAGTATCATAATCTATCAGGACTGGAATCTCCTTAACTTGACTAGTGTTGAACTCACTTTGTGAAGTTAAGTTACTAAGGTCCATCGAGCTATAGTAACCCTCAAATAACTGTTCAAGGATTTTCAAGACCGTACCTTTACCAGTACCTTTCGCACCATACAAGAACATAAACTTCTGAATATACTTCATATTGTTCGTTAGGACGGCACCGACAAACCACATGATTTTCCGTAGCTCGTTAGGAGCGTACAGAATATCCATCATCTTGTCGAAGTTAGGTGTAGGTATGTCTTTAGGAGTATACGGTAACTTGTTAGTCGCATAATCCTCCCTTTGTATTTCATGGTCCGCAAATAAGATTGTCTGGTTAAATGCCTGTCTAGAATCCGGCATCAACTTGGTATACTCAACCCAGCGTTTCATGACTCCGCTAGACTGTCTGTTCATATACCGAGCTTTGACAATCGCATCTGGTTTTTCGTCTTTAATCCTTGTGTACTCATCTTTAATAGTTCTATCGATGCGTAGAATTAAATCGTTCATATTATCAGACCATGCTGTGCCATCCCAGAACGCATACATCGCTCCACCTTTGCAGGCTAGGTCCTGTACATTGTAATATAGAAATTCTGGATACAGAATGGTTACCGGCTGACGAGACCCTACGATTTCCTTATCGATTGTAAAGAAATCTACTTTGTCCAAATATATCGCCTCCAGCCATAAAATAATAGTTTGTCCACGTTGTCCACGATTTTTTCGGAAAACTATTCTTTGTATATTAATTACATTTTACATCAATTCTAACAAACAATGTCAAAAATTGTAAAAAAACGTGGACAAAGGGTGTTTGACCCCTCAGAAACCGCGTCAAATCAACGTTTTCGCTGTCCACGTTTTTGTCCACGTTTTTTGATTTTTGCGATTTGTCCACGATTTTTTCAAAAATTTTACAATCTATTTAAAAATTTTTTTAAATTTGTCCACGATTTTTGTGGACAAAATAAAAAACGTGGACAAAAACGTGGACAAAATTTAGCCAATTTTAGACCTCAAAATCCTCTTCATTCGACTCCATTCGGGCGATTTCTTCCATTTTTACACCTACATAAGTGTTCGATTCCTTCAAATATGAGTCGATTGTAGGGTCAACTTCGTTGTCATCTAGCCCAAATAAGCCAAATCCATACTCTCCATCGAAGTCATGTTTGTTCAAAGCGATACAAATAAGGCTAATTTCCTCATGGTCATCCATGTTAATCAACCTAATTTTACCGTCATCATGCACTTCTGAGAAGCAATTGAAGAGAATAT